CTGCAATAATTACAATGTGTGGATAAATTTTACGTATATTACGAACGTGTGATACAAATGCTTCACTATACCCATTGGCTACGTCAATGCACAAATACTTGAGATTGTCATTGACACGAGCGTAAACTTGGACAAACTTGTCGTAGTCTGCGGCACTTGTTCCGATACTCATCGCAACATGTTCTGTTCGGTATAACCCGTCACCGTGAAAAAATTCAACCAGTTCTTCTATAGAATAGGTCTTAACTAAACAGGTGAAAATTCCTTGTTTAGACAATACATCTGCCATAGCAAATGTACCAACACCGTCCATGTTAGCAGCCATGATAGGAATGCCATCGTAGTGAGGATCGTCGCTGGTGTTATGAGGAAAGTCCGGAACGTAATTACGAAACTTAACTCGACGGTTCAAGGATACTTCGCTACGACTTTTAAGTGTACTACGCTTGGGACGTATAAGAACGTCCTTGTAGTCTAACTTAACGTCCTCTTCTAATCTCATTAATTGTCTCTCGCATCACGCATTTGTTTTTTATGACGGCGAATAGCAGCTTCTTTAGCTTTTCTACGTTTCGTGCCTTTGCTTTCAAAGTACTCGCGGTTTTTCAGATCTTGGAAGATACCGTCTTCTGCAAGTTTTTTCTTTAGCTTTCGTAGTGCTCTACTGACGTCGTTGTTATAAACATCAATTCTAATACCACGTGTTGTGTCGTTTCCGTTTTGAGAGCTTTTACTCATTTTTTCCTCTATCTATAAGCAAGTTTTCTAACCATACAAAATCATAAATTCTATTCTTGCTGATTAAATTATACGGTGTAGCATTATCGTTTGTCAAGTAAAAAGTATTACCTTGTGCAATTACATGGGAAGAAAATACTTTTACCATCGGGTCGCAATTGTCAACATCAATGATTGTAATACTTGACAGTTTACAAATCTTTATCAACCATTCTATGTTGTGTAGTCCGTCAATTGGAGTTTCGTAAAGATATAAATTAACAGGATCTACGATATTAAAAAGCACAGAGTTAACTGCATTTTTTGTTAGGGTCGAAGGACAAATTAATAGTATACTTGGTGTATCATTATAAAGTGCATCCGGCGGAGTTATAACTGTAACTTCATTCATCCTTAGGTTTTATTTTACTCCATATAGAATTATCAGACTGTTCGCTATTTTGGCTATAGCTGTCCCATGGTAACTTATCAATCTTACCTTTTATATATGCATCTTTGTGCAGTTTGATAGTTTCATCTGGATTTTCTTCTTTCCACTTCTGTTTTGATATTTTCACATCATCCAGAAGTTCGATTTCTTCTACATGTCGTCGTCTTTTTTCTTGTTCAGATTCATCAAGCTGTACTTCAGTTGATTCCAATTCTGCATGGCCTTCATTTGGGCTGGCATCAGTGTTTTCTGATAAAGTAACTCTGCCAGCATCATCTGTTGTAACAGTATTTGATTGAATATTTTCATCTTTGTTAATCTCTAATGTAATTTGCTCGGATCCCAAGTCTCGTCCTTGAGATCTTGTTCCAGCATTGTCACGCAACTCGGCAATGGTGTCAATTGTATTTTCTTCATCACTTGCGAGTTTATCGCGGGCGGTACTTGTTTCATCTGTTGCATATTGTTCATGTTTAATAACATGCTGGTTATCATTGATTTTAGTGTCATTGGTAGTTTCCTTGTTTTGCCTTTGAGCAGTTTTGTTTGATTTTACAATTTCAAACGTTGCTTGGCTAGCAATTAAAAGCAACACAGCCAATGGATCGAATACAAAAATTATAATAACGATAACCCATTTTACTGCATCTTCTAATAGTGTTTGGTCGGCTGTTTCGCCGTATACAAATTCTGCAAGATACTTAACAGGGCCAACTTCTGCTTCTAGTTTTCTGTATTCTGCTTCTAGCTTGTATTTTTCTTCAGACAGCACAGCAATTTCGCTTTCTGCTGTTTGTATTTTTTCTTCTTCAACTGCAATATCGGCATCAGTGGTTGTTTTATCTTCAGTGCCTAGTTGCGCTCTAAGACGGTTGATCAATTGGTTCGATTGTGCAATTTGTTCTTCAGCAACAGATCGTAAACGCTGTATCTCTGTTCTAGCAGCATCAATGACAGGAGATGTTAATTTACTGCGTTCAGATGCAATTAGCTCAGCTAGTCGTTGCTTTTCAGTAGATTGTGCAACACGGAATGCTTCTATTGCACTGCTGGTTGCTGGGCCTAGAGAACCATCTGCCTTTACTCCTACAAGTGCTTGTAATTCTTTAATACTACCGCTGGTAATATACTGTTCAATTTTTTGTAAATTGTCGTTTACTGCGATCAATTGATCTTCATAAATCAACAGGCTGCCGGCTAAACGCTGTTCTTCTTTGCGAATGATTTCATTCTGTTCATCGATTGCAGGTTGAATGCGTTGGTATGCACCATCAATGCGTTGCTGTTCTTTGTCAATTTGTGCTTGTATTTCAGTGTCGTTGTTTTTGCCTGCTGTTTCTAACTTTGCAATTTCCAATTCTGCTCGGTCAGCAATGCGTTGTTGTTTGACAATTTCTGAATCAATAAGTTCAATGCGAGCAACCCCTTCTGTGGCTGCGGCAGTTTGTTCAATATGTGCTTTTGACAAGAATCCAAAGATGCCCATACTGGTGATAAACATCAGAATTACAGTTGCTATTGCCAAGTAGGTTTTTAGCCACCAACGTGCTTGATTCCAGTATTTGTGTAGCCAAACTGCTGTAACCAATTTACCTAGTTCTAATACACTGCCCATAACTATAATGGGCAATGCAGCGGCAGCAAAAATTGCAACAAGTCCAGAAACGCTGTAGTAAATCGCCACAGCAGAGATAGATAGTGCCGTGACCAAAACTAACCAACCTAAAAACATACTTTAATTATTCCTTGTTTAGTTTCTGCGCATCTGCGCAATATCTACAGCGTCATCTTTTTTGTCTGCAAAGACAGGAACCATGTTGCTTTTGTGCATTGTTGCAATGCCGAGCAGTGTGCGTTCGCCGCTGTAAACCATACTCTCCTTTGCTGCACCGTGTCCTGCAACACGATCGCTTGTAACCCGCGGACCTGTATTGTAATCCGGTATATTATTTACACTCTTGCGTTTGCCATTAACGTATAGTTTTTCTTGTAGTTGTGTTGAACTCACACCGCGAGACTTGAGCCATGCTTCATGCTCTTCTTGTGCCTTCTGGAGGCGTTTGTTGTTGTTTGTTTTTTTCTTACGACTGTACTTTGTAGTAGTCATGTAAGGTCCGACCAAGTGCATCGACATCCGAAGTTCTCTCTTTTGTTAATAACACAACTAGTATAACATGCTATAATATTTTGTCAACTAGTAATCGGTAATCATGATTTATTACTCATATATCATTACGCAATCTTTTGGCCATTGTTGTGCCATTTTATAACCCCAACTAAGAAGCAAATCGACTGCTAAATTGCCTTCAGTTCCGTAATATTTTTTAGAATAATTCTTATTTTCCATCAATATAACTGGACGACATTTTTTAATGGTTTGTTCTGCGCCAGCTAGTATAAAAGGTTCGTAACCCTCGCAGTCTATTTTTATAAATGAAACATTTGGAAGACTAAACGAGTCAAGAGTTTTGCACACAAAATTTCCTGATTTGTTTCTATCAACGTAGGTACCAAAAGTGTTTTTAAGATAATTTAGTACTACAGATTCTTCTTTATCGCTAAGACCGCAATCGCATACCACAACATTTGTTAAATGAAATTTTTCCACATTCTTTTTTAAGCATTCTCTAACAGCAGTGTCAACTTCAAACGCATATACTTGAGAGAAACACTGGTGCAAATTGTAACTCATAATACCGTAATTTGCTCCAGCGTCAATAGCAGTGTTAAATTCTTTTACATAGCTTAAAGCTGTGTCTAATTTATTTTTTTGATAATCTAAAACACTAGGATTGTCAACGGAATCTGCCCTGCTCAATGCTGACCTTAAAGCTCTATCACCAGGTACTGTTATCCATTCTTCTAATTTCATGTTATTTCATTATCTCGGGCCAATCAGCAGCAACACTCAGTGCTTCTACAGATTCGTCTAGTTTTGGAAATAGATTTATACCTGTTATTTCTTCTACCTTGTCAACTGATACTGCATACATGGGCAAATCTTTTACTGGAAGTGCTTCGTTAGGGAATACAAAGCCGATTGCTGTATTGTTGGTTGCGTTGTAAACAACTTTCCAAATATACTGAGGAACACCCACAGCACCCGGACCAATAGTTAAATAACCTTCTTGGTATATTGTACCGCTTGCAACATAAATGTCATTGTTTAACGCTGTATTTCTTACACCTAGTTCAAGTATACGCCAAATGCCTCTATTGTTATTTGGTGTTTGCGGAATCATGTTACTCAAGAAGAAACTTTCACTCATTTGTTCTTGACTGGCTCTGTTGTTTGCTGCGGGGGCTAAGTGTCCGCGATCATATGGTTCGCCTGAGTAATCTTCAAGCGTGGCTTCTTTGCTGTCATCTATTAAGTCGTCAGGTCTAAAGTCATCCTTGCGATTAGCTGTACCTGTAATATCCACTTGGTCTAAACGCTCAACAACATATTCAGCTGTTTTTGTATCGTATCGATAATGAATAGCATAGTTACTGTGACATATGTATTGTGTGTTTTCTGTTATCGAACTTACAGGCGCACCATGAATGGTATGCTGCGGGCAGTTATCGTCGATAGGGTTTGCAAATGCTGCAAATGGAAATAGTACTAATAGATACAGTGATTTCATGTGTTCTCTCTTTATATTTGCTTAAACTACAACATTGCGTTTAGGTGATCCCCAAACATCACGTGCATTAACACGAATGAATCGCTTGTTGGTTTGTGCTTTATTGGGATTTTCCATTGTTAACACTACGTTCAACCCTTTGGCCCATGCTGCACGTTGGTTAACTATACGTTGTCCGCTGCTCATGTAGTCCTTACGCATTGCGTGTTTTGTGCTTTTACTGACGTTGCTGTGAACGCCTTGACTGATGAAGCCGTTTGACTTTCCACCTTTTTTGGCCATTGCCGATCCTCCATTATATGTGTATTTATTTAATATAAAAAAAAGGGTCCTATAAAATAGAACCCTTTTCAATTTTATATTTTAGCGTAGATTAGAAGCTAAACGATACGCCAAGTGCAGGAGTAGCTGCTTCAGTGTCTAGGTTGTAACCAACTTCAGCAAATGCGCTTAGGCTGTCTTTGGTGTAAACAACGCCAGCACCGATGTTTTGTGCCATGTCATCAGCATCGCCGTTAACAAATGCAGAAACGTCTAGTGCGTCCATTGCGCTGTAAGTACCAACTGCTTCGTAAGCAAATGCATCAGTATAAGTAACAGCTACGTTAGCATAAAGTGCTTCGCCAGCATCAAACCCAGTTGCTACTGCAACAGTGGTGTCCTCAGTGTCGAGGTTGTAGTCAAATGCTGCGTTTACATCAATCTTGCCGTAGTCGTTGCTGTAAGCAAGCTGAACGTTTTCAACTTCGCCCACATTGGCACTGATGTCAGTTAGACCAACAAGTGCATCAAATGCACCGTAACCAACAATCACACTCTCGTGATCGTCAGCTGGGTTAGCAAGAGTGTCGCCGCCAACAACTTCTAGTCCGCCAAAGCTGAACAAGTCGCCTTGGTCGCCAAAGCTAACACTAGTAGCACCAAATGCTACACCAATGTGCCATCCATCAACAACGATATCACCGTTGTCTGCTTCTACGTCAACAGAACCAAATGCAGTTGCATCTTCAGCCTTGTGGCCAAATGACAGTTCAGCAGTTGGAGTTGCGATAAAATCGCCTGCGTTGTTTTTAGTAAATTCAGCACCAACTGAACCGCTGACATCAGCAGCAAATGCAGCGCCAGCAAATGCAATAGCTGCAACAGTAGTAAGT